GTAATTTACATATGAGGAAAAATCATCATCGTTGGTCGCATTATTCGCAGAGATATTCCAAGAGACCTTTGGTTTATTCTTCGTGTAATAATCGTTATACATATAAGCTGATGCAGAGGTGACCTCGTTAACATCTTTGCCATCAATACTTGCCCTCAGAGTATTCTCTTCAGTATCAATCGTTATCGTCACTATCGCCATCGAATTCTCCTTTATACATAGCGTAAACAAAACATTGAATCTTGCGCATCTCGTCAAGAGTAGGACTGTCGCCCCGTCGCGCCTTAATTTCTTCAATAAATTTTCCGACAATCTCATCTGTATCATTATACACAGAAAGAGGATTTTGAACCAAACTATAAATATATTCCTCATCGATATCAGAGTAAGCAGAGGAATTAAGTAATAGGGTGAATTTAAAATCTTCCAACTCTTGTTGCTCGTCTGCCGTTAATTGTCTTAGGTCGGGCTTATTAAACTTATCTAGATAAAATGGGTTTACGACCTCTGCAATTGCTTTTTGAGCTTCCTGCGCCCAAATGGTCATATTCACAAATTCCTCGCTCGCCTTAGCCACCCTCTTCTTCCTCTGCTTACTATCTTTAGATGTTTTTGGACGACCTTCACCGGATACACCTTGCTTTTTCTTAATCTCCAACTGCATTTGCTGCTGCTCCTGTTGGACTTCAAGAGCGGTTTTTTCCCCAGGTGCCCTTTCCTCTAACGTAAGCCCAACCTCGCTAGGAGTGACCCCACCCCTTTGAGCAAAAATCTTTTCGAGAGATAGATCAGGTTGCGCGTCATGGTAAGGAGAAACCTTTGGTGGGTCCAACTTCTTTTCGCGTCTAGTAAATTCTTTGCCCAAACGTCTTGCTTCAACTTCAGGCTCAACGCCCCATCTTTCCTGAAAAGTCTCATCGGAAACAAGACCCCTATCAACCGCCTGAATCCACAATGCCTTCTCAGCCATCTCGTCACCAAGGTTAGGAACATCAAATATAACAGTCGGTGGTTGTTTAAATTTCATTGCTAGTTGGACCATCTTGGCTTCGTAGTCCCAGAATTGCTTAAGGTTATTGCGACCGTACTTTAGTCGTTCAGTAAGGGTTTTTAATGAAATGAAATTTTGATTGAACCCACCCCCACCAGAACTCGCCCCTGTCATTGTTGGGGGCACGCCCAATCCCGCATAAATACTCGCTAGACAAACTTCATACTTTGGGCTACCTAAAAACTTTTGAATTTCTGTAGATGTTTCATCTAATTCAAGGTCTGGTCCCCAAATTAAATCCATACTTCCGCCACCCACATTATTTAGAAGTAGGTCGGATAGCTTCGCAATAGCTGCGTCAGTGGGTAAAATCTGATGTTCAAGTGAACCCAACTTCCAAATACGAATGTGACTGATGGCACCATCAAGGGCGGCAAGGTCGGCAAGCTTCATTTTCTCTAGAGTAATTAGATCATCTAGAATTGCATATGTCATAGGATTGGCCCAAACCTGCCAATCATCCTTTTTGTAGTGATAAACAATTAAATCATCGTCACTGATTGGGATTTTTTTACCGCCAGCCTTAACCTTATTAACAATATCAGTAGGAAGACTATTAACCATGCCTAGTTCATACTCATCCTTTGGATTATTAATAATATTAACAAGTCGAGGATTAACGTTAATTACATAGTAGTATTTACCAGTAAAAGCGGTTAATTCCTGACCCATTGCATCTACACTCATTGGATTTAAGAATGTATAACGTAACGGAACCTCCCTATATTTTACATCATTAAAATCATCCTCATACTCTAGGTGCTCTTGACCCACAGCACGCTTAAATTCTTGGACTTGCTTTTCCTTAAGTTTCCCACGAGACCTTTTTACGAGTACGTTACCGGCCCGATAGAATAAATTGAGAAATCTTTCGGAGCGGTCCAAACCATTAACTCTCTTAAACCACTCGTTATAAAAGTTTTCAATCTGTTTGTTGGGGTGTGAGAACCTAATTCCTTGTACGGCAAAATCAGCCATGGTATCAATAATATTTCGCACAATACCAATTTTATCATATGCCGACATACAAGCAGAAATGATTTGCTTCTGCATACGAGGCACAGCTTCGGCGGGTCGGAAAAACTCATAATCTAACCGGCTAAAGCCACCCCTAACAGATGCGTTCCTATCTATACCTTTAAATTGATTAGATAGAGAAGCAACTGATCTGGTGATTGGCTCAATCTTATCTATCGCCTTACCGTAAGCAGAGAAAGCAGCGGTGGAGTCGGCCCCGTTGGCATAACTAACAAAAGCTTCTGTGTTTTGCTCGTGACTCACCGTATTTAAAACACTTGGCATTCTTCTCTCCCATAATTAGACATAATTAAATCGGTAATATAATTGATAATATAACTAGCTTATACACCATTACCACCCCTAACTATAGAGTTACCGTATCCGCCACTTCCGAGTTTGTTGGTGAACCATGCGGGGCCATTGTAGAGACGAGTATTTTTGGGTTTTTCAACTGCGCCAACGAATCCACCAACCGACACATAAGCAGGTTTTTCGACAAAGTGATTGAGGGCGCGACCTGCGGCATTTGCCATCAAGAGAGCCGAATACCTATCTTTGCGTTCCCGACCCTTTTTAGACCCAGATATTTTTTTCTCTGGTGTGTCGAAATGTTCCCGCCCTGTTGGAGTCTGAGTTACAACAATAGTGGCCAATTCATCCTTCAACTCCTCAATTTCCATTACACAATCTTCTAGGGTATCATAAACACGCTTTGCCCTCTCATCACTTTCTGCTGCTAAACTAATTTGCATGGGGTCAAAGTAGGGGAAAAGGAGGTTTTTATGCTCAAAATCCATCTTCATATTATGATTTGCCGCTGTAGTCCACTCTTGTCGTGCTGGCTGAACCAATTCAACAATATGTAACCCAACCTCGTTATCACATTCTCTTTCCTTTTTATCCGATAGAACGTGATCAGGAGTAATAAGAAGAAGTGGTTGCTCTCCAGGCTCCAAGCTAGATAGGTCTCTGAATGCCTCCATCACAGCACCACCACCACCCTGAGCATCCATAGCAATGTGGGCGCATGGGAAAACCTTCATAAGAGAGCGCACCTTTCTATTAATATAACCATAGAAAGTATTTTCTCGGACGATACCAGCCCTCATCTTCGCCCTATGATCTTCCTTGTCAGTGGTCCAACAATAAACAACTCTACAATGGTCGCCCGCCAACTCTAGAATAACGATGCTGAATTTATCCGCCTCAGCCGCCGGGTCAATCCCATAAACATATCGTGACATTGGTAGACCTGTAACTGTTGCTTTAAACTTAACAAGCCCACTAGGCTTCTCAATAGGCTCTTTAGTTACACACGATTCAATAAGAGACCTTTTGAAGAATCCATTTGAATCGTTGGCAAAAACAGCACCGAACTCCATCATATAATTGGTACTATGCGTGGTTGCTTTTGAACGCGAAATCTGCTTTTCATCCATCATACCCTTGGGTACCAACTCAAGAGGTAGTCGGATAATGCTATAGTCTCGCCAGTCAAACCCATCGGGTGGAGGCCCCTGGAAAATCTCCTCTAGCTTTTTAGGGTCGCCCTTACTAGCTAGATAAGATTTATAGTTCATATAATAACGATAAAAATGATTCCAACTATAATAAGCGGTACCCGCGAGTATAGATTGGTTCCCCTTATAATTAGCCTGAAGGTTTTTCTCTTGTTCGGGCGTCCACATATTTAGCCCTTTAAGAGTTTCGATAGTAGCTGACTCTTTTACCTTCTCCACAGGATTGGATGAAACGAATGCGAACCCCGCAATAACCTCTTCGTAAATTTCCGGGTTCTGGGATGCAAATTCGTCGCTAACAAGATAGTTAGCACGGTAACCTCTAATTTTTGATCCGTCGCCAATTGGGAGCGCACTAATAACACTCTCGCCAATCCCAAACCAATATCTATCCGTGTCGTGGTGAGACCCCTGTCTCCTATCATTTCCACATAAGTCTCTGAGAACGGGCGCAGAATCCCATAACCTTTCGATATATTCAAATACAACCTTAGCCTGACGGAATGCCGCCCCCGTAATAATAATACTGCACCCCTGAGTGATTAACGCTCGAAGTGTGCAGTAAAGCCCCAATGTAAATGTCTTGGAAGCACCACGACTCCCGATAACCATGGGGAATGGACGGTGCCATAATTCTTTCAAGATAAGATTCTGGAATGGAAGGATATCTTTATTTAATATGTACTTACATGTAAAGTGAAAGTTATTTGGGTCTCTAATAACCCTTAGAATATCTACATCTGGTTTGACCGTTCTCTTTTTTAATGGGTGGTGGTTAGTCTCTTTAATCTTTTTAATCAAGTCCCAATCTAAATTAAGATATGAGAGTTCTTTGTGGTCGAGGATAAATTGCATATCCTCTTTTGTGTAATTTTCTACCCTATTACATGTATTAACTATATTACCTACCATATTTTTGCACCATGTATTTAAATATAATTTCAGCCCGTTCTGCCCCCCTACCTTGGCCCGCAAAGATAATCTTAATTTTATAATTCAGATCAATCTCAGTTAATTTTTTGATCATATAGTTGGGCGTAACTTTTAATTTTGGCCAGAGATACTTAGGAATTTCTGAGTTAGCAGGGAAAGATAATATGTCGTCGTAGTCGAATTCTAATATAAGAAAAGGGTGGGCGAACAATTCGAGTCGGTCCAACTCACGAAAGAAGCGCGCCTCATTGATGTTGGTGGCGAACTCGCCGGTTGACCACTTGCGTTCAATCGATAGAATATCTTCATACCCCTTTAGGGTATAGTCGCCCGTCTTCAGCTTTTGTACCGTCGTCCCCTCACAAACACTCGACCGTGGAAACTCCCAATAATTCTTCTTTTCCTGTTGGTCCCGAATAACACTGTATTTACTCATCCTCTTCCTCCTGCTTACATTTCCACAATAGATAATTAATATCCATTGCCTTTTCTTGATTAACTAAGTATGTACACAAAGATTCCCATTGTTCCTCTTTACCCCACATTTTACCGTGACACACCCTACAAAGAGTAATAAGGTTTTCGGGGTCGTACCGCAACGTTGGGTAATCGGCCCACTTTTTAATATGGTGAACACATAAATGTTTCTTACCACCACACTTTTTACACTTATGACCATCCCTCTTTAAAACGACCAGGCGCGCCTTCTTATATTGTCTATCCTGTCTGTAAAACCTCTCATCTCTTTTCATTAATCCTCCTCAGCCTCATTAGCCTCATTAGCCGCCAGGACTATCTCGGGAGTATGCAGAGGGAAATCAACCTCACCATTCATATAAGTATGAAGTTCCGACAACCTTTCTTTTTCTTTATCAATAGCTTTATCCATAATAACCATATCAATACCAACACGGTTGCGTAACTCTTCCTCATCCAACATTCTGAGAATGCCGGTGAAATTCTTTTGGCTATTTTCGATCTTTTGAATACGCTGCTCTCGGGTCGCCTTCAACTCTTTAAGGAGCGACGAATATTTGTCGGACAGGTCTTTATATTCTTTGGTTTTACTTTGAGTGGTCTGGCGCAACGCATTTAATTGCCCCTCCATAGCCAACACCCTCTCTTTCTCTGCGGGCGTCATCTCGGAGGGTGAGTGGGTCGCATATTCCGCCTCAATCATTCTTTCGAGCCGGTCGATATTATCCTGAGTTTGCTTACGTTCCTTGTTGTGTCGCGTCATAAAGATATCTAAAGTAATCGCCTGAAAGATTTGGTTCCGCTCCGTCGCCATCACGTTGCCGTCAAACTGCCCCACAAGCTCTACATATGAATTTTCAAAAAGAATTAACTCATCAGAATTAAATTGTTCTTTGATCGACCCCCACTTATGGTGGTTTCTTAGCGACTCGCGAATCTGAATATTCTCATTTTTCTTAGACGCAAGCCCCGGATTATCGGTTAAATATTCGAGCCTATAAAGCTGCACCGATTCAACCGGGCGCCTCAACATTTTACCAATTTCTTCGTCCGACTTTGTCTCGCAGAGTTCTTCGATTTGCCTCTTCTCTTCTGCCGACAACCGACCCCGTTTAATTGTTTTACTCGTTTTACTCATTTTTCTCTTCTTCATAAGTAAGTTCCTCGCCCAACTTGATGATTTCCGCTATCGCTTCACGCACCTTAGTTTGACGCGGCTTAGGAATCCGCACCCCATCACACATTCGGAGGAAGTCCGTCCTAAGTTCAACCGGCAACTCCCTATTGATCAAATCCATCAAATGAGAATGGTGGACCTCTTCGACCACACCAGCTTGATCAGCTTGCAGGAGAATTTCATGGGCGATTTCATGAATACATGCGGGCCGCATTATATTTCGCCGCACCCTATTACGCTTTTCCCACCCCTCTACCTTGTCGGGATTCACTGGTTTTTCGGAGCGCCCCACATTATCGCGCCTGAAGTTTTTCATGCGGGTCGTCACATGAATGCGCAAGAATCGCTCCAGCGCCTTCGCCATTTCCGCATCGGTAAACCGCGTATCGTCGAAAGTCGCCAACCCCGTAGTCATCGCCCGAATGCGCCCCTCTTGCTGAATGTCTTCAATGTCGTAGAATCCAAACGTTAATTTAGGTGACAGCTTCGTCACGATTTCTTCGACCACCATTAAAACGGACTCTTCAGTCATGCTTCGCGGAATCTTCATTGGCTACGCCTTTCTGGACTTTCTGGGGGACGGTTTTCTTTTTAATAATGGCGGCGGCGGTTTTCTCATCTGGGTCGGGACATTGTAAATCGTCAACGGCACTTGCCTTGCTGGATTCTTGCTCGATAACTTTTAATCTGGATTCGGTCATGTACACTTTCCTTTCTCTGTTAACTTGATTTTAATTTGACCACTATGTATAATATAGGCGGGTTCGCTTAAATGTGCACTGTCTATAAACTTATACACGAGCCTGCGGCGCTTTTTTAATATTTTTCAAAAGGAAAAAGGAGAAAATAAAAATGGACGAAAAAACCGAAAAACTTTTTTATCGCGGAGATTCCAACATATTTACCCTATTTACCCTACCGGATTATGTCAGCTTTAATTACAAGCCCTTACCGGATATCACCGCTTATGAGCTTAGTAGAATTATGGAGATTTGCTTTCGTTATATCGGAGGGAACTACTTGACGAGGTCGGAGTTTGATAATTTACCAGAGGGGGTGCGGAGACACTTACAGTTGGGGGAGTTGGCAGGAGAAAGTAGGGGGGTGGGGCGATGATGGGTGGTATGGGTGGTATGGATGAGGGAAACGTGCAGCGAAGAGTTAGTCACTATAATAAGAATATAAAGCGAGATGATTAGGTGATACTTATCGGATAGGATTAGGTGATACAATTTTATTAGTGTGGAAAATTTAGCGTCTGAACCACCCCCGCCCATAAGCACCTCTTTATATGATGATCTTCCGATTTATAAAAACCCCTCAACCCCTTGCCACCAAACGAGTTACGCGACCTACCCCCCGACGAGGCTTCGCCAATCACGACGAGGCTTTGCCCGATCAGTCCGAAGAGGCCGGTGGCGTCGAAGAGGCCGGTAAAGTCACAACCATAATTTTCCCGAAATCGCATCAATTATATCGGGGCGCATTTGACATACTGTAATGGCATGGTATAATTGTTACAGAGCCAGTGAGAAAGAATAAACCTTTTCGGAGGCCAATCGTGCTGACTTTCACGCCTAACCAAACCGTCGTCTTCGAGTATAAGCGACGTACTGAATCCGGTCTCACCTATCGCATTGGCGAAGTGATCGAGGACCGACCTAACCACGTTCTCATTCGAGAAACTGTCACTCCGGGTCACGACCAGTACCGGCTCTTTCACAAGTCTGCCATGACCAACGTCTTAGTGGACTAATCCAATGGCCCCCCTCCCAATCAACACGCGGGCACGGATGCTCGCGAAACATCATAACAATGGGAGCAAACGTCAGCGGTTTTCATTCGACGATGTGAAGTCTAGATGGTATAGTTATTACAGAACACAACGGTTCAACCGACACATGCTTTTGGGGGGATGAAAGGATGACTTTCGATGAAATCCAGTGTGAAGAGGTCTATGATCATGAGCTACTGGAAGACGTGGTCGAAATGCGCCCTTCCCATGATTGCTACGCTGGTCCCGACCTTCGGAGCAACGATGACCGCTCTTTGGTGGGTTTGGACGATTGGCAGTCAGATTTTCCTGTCACTTCATAATGTGATGGTTCAATCGTCGAAGAGTTTGTAATTCTCTGATCATTTTGTTAGTCGGCACCGTTAGCTCAATAGGTAGAGCAACAGGCTTTTAACCTGTCGGTTGGGGGTTCGATTCCCTCACGGTGCACTGGTCGGATAGGTGACGCTGGGTAGGGGACGCTTCAAAAGAGCGTTACCCGAGAGTGGGCAAAATCCGACCTTCACTCACTTACTCTTTCTCTGCTAACTGGTAACTAGTAATTGGAGATTCGACTATGCGTCATGACATGCTCAAGAACGCGGTTCGTGGTGACGTGGTGACCTTTCCCGCCATGACCAACCTGCGAACGTTCCGGGTTGTCAAGGTTCGGGACCGTATGAAAGAGGGTCTACAGGCAGATACCCTTCGGCGTCGCCCTTTGAACATTCGGTCACAAGTGCACGTTACCCTTCGGGACACCCGCACCGGCCGACTGCAAACGCGATACTTCGCGGAAAACGTCCCCGCGTTGATTCTGGAAATCTGAAGATCGTCGGATAGGGGTTGACGGTTATCCCGAAAAACCGTACTTACCTCATCTCGAATTGGTTAGCAGGGGAAAGCAAGGGGGGGTCGATCATGCGACATATGGATGAATTCGGTAACTGGCAAGGTTTAGACGAATTCGGAAACGAATTCAACCCCAACAATGGCGATGGTGTTAACGATTGCCTTAGTTGTGGGGTAGGTCTCTCCGAAGATGAGAGCGGTCTATGTCTCGACTGTGAGAACATGGGGCCGGATTGTGGCGATGAACCCGATGTGGACGAAATGACCGAATGGCACGATTTTGACCCGGATTGTTGAGTACTACCCCTAACCCTTCCCTGCTAACTACGGGGTGGATTAGGGCCAGTTATTTTGGGACAAGTTTGACATTCCGATGCGACGTGGTATGATGGGATAAGAACGCGAAAGAAACCTTTTCTGGAGTCATGAACGTGGCGAAGATCATTCCCCTACTCAAGTTCTCGCGTGGCAATGCTAAGTTGGGAAAGAGCATTTATACGTTCTCGCTTCCGAGCGGTCATTCCTGCCCCAACGCTCTTGAGTGCCTTAGCAAATCCGACCGGGCGAACGGCAAAATCAAAGACGGTCCACACACCCGGTTTCGGTGCTTCTCTGCTTCTCAAGAGGCTCTTTATGGGCCGGTTCGGCGGCAACGGTGGCACAATTTTGAGGCGTTGAAGGGACTGACTTCGGAGCAGATGCAAAGTCTGATTTTCCTGTCGATTCCTTCAAAAGCAACGATGGTGCGGATTCACGTTGGGGGGGATTTCTTCAGCCAGGCTTATTTTGACGCTTGGGTTGAAGTCGCACGGATGCTACCAAACGTGACATTCTACGCCTATACCAAATCCCTTCCTTATTGGGTTTCGCGGATTCACAAGATCCCCTCTAACCTCATCTTGACCGCCTCTAGGGGTGGTCGCCGCGATGAGATGATTAAGACTTACGGGCTGAGAGAGGCTGTTGTCGTCTTCTCAGTCGAGGAAGCGGAAAAGCTGGGCTTGCCTATTGACCACGATGATTCCCATGCGTACACTCAAGGTGGGTCATTCGCTCTTTTGATTCACGGTACCCAACCTTCAGGAAGTGACGCGGGGAAAGCCAAGTCTAAGCTCAAAGGTGTCGGTTCTTACGGCCGAGGCAAAAATGGGAAATGAATTAACGGTATGGGAAATCCTTTGCCGTATAATCATTTGCCTATCGTTCGGCTATGGGCTTATGACTTACCATCCTTCAGACACGCTCACTTCCCGAAGGAAAAAGCTCAAATGACCTTGAAGCGTGATTGGTACGCTGGACTTCGCGACGAAATGGAAACCGAAATTCGCAAGGGGCTGCA